CAGCTAACCACGTTGTGTCTATCAAGTTGTTTGGTGAAGTGGTTCAGTTCTGATGTCTAATGTTTGGGTCACAAATGTCGGGGAAGAGTTTTTCATCGACCAATGGGATAGTGTGCAGTATGCTTTCTCTCCCAACAAACCGGTGGAAATCCCTGACTATGTGGCCCGACACATCTTTGCTTACAAGATGTCTGACAAGACTCCCTGTTTGGCTCGCCTTGGTTGGGCGGTTACAAACAATGACGTTCCTAAGGCTATGGAGCGTCTCAATAAGTTTGTAATAACCGAGGAGAAGCCTCAGAGCTACCACAATGCGTCCCCAGTGGTAGAACGAGTACCCCTCCCCGTTTCACGGCGGGGCGGGGGAAAGGACGTTAAATAATGTGGTGGTGTCATGATTGTAACTTTGAGCGATTACATTTTCGTTGTCAGACGGTTGCTGCATGATGCAAATGCCAACTTCTGGACGGACGAAGAACTAACAATCGACATCAACGATGCTCGACAACGCCTAGTGCGTGATACGGGCTGTCATCGTATTCTTCAAACAAGTGCAGTCCTTTCTGGCATTGAAGCATACGACTTTGCCACCCTTCCCCAAGGCACAAAGACGATGGACGTGATCAATCTCAATGTTTATTGGGGCAATTCTCGTATTCCATTGCGCTATGTCTCGTGGACTCAATTCAACGCCCAAATGCGTTACTGGATCAACTATCAGGGTCAGCCGGTCATTTACTCGATGTACGGGCCAAACAAGTATTTTGTAGCCCCTGTGCCTGACCAAGATTACGTCACAGAGCTGGACACGGTTGTCCGGCCTACAGATCTTGTGGCTTTGAGCGACATTGATACCGACATTGTAGATCCGTGGAAAGGACCAGTGCCTTTCTATGCCGCTTACATGGCTAAGTTCAAAGAACAGAGCTATGGCGAAGCGGAACTGTTCAAACAGCAATACACGCAACAAGTTCAGAACGTCCTGTCCACTACGTTCACACGCAGGATGCCTGACCCTTATAGTCATCCGTACTGATCATGGCAGCATCTCCTGAGCAGAAGAAACAATACCATGTCTCCAAATCCTTCAAGGGTTTGAACACCAAAGCCAATCGCACGGCTATTGGTGAGGATGAGTTTTCATGGATTGAGAATGTTCAGCCTGTTGGATTTGGAAATCTTAAAGTTGTTCCCAATTTTTCAAACGTTTCTGCTACTTGGTCTAATACCGTCACCGAGTTTACCAGCGTTAACATTAACAATGCTGACTACATTCTGGCATTTCAAGCTGACGGTCGCGCTGAGTATTACAACATTGCAACCTCTACACAGGGCAACGTAGCCGCTGCTGGCACATTTACCGGTACTGGTGTACGGGCAAAACAGTGGAAAAACGAACGCGCTATCATTACTGATCCTGTTAAAGGCTACTACACATGGGATGCGATTGATCTGATTCCCGTTGGATCAGTAGGTGCAATTGGCATTACCAACCCTGGCGCGGGGTATATTGAAGCTCCTACGGTCACAATCAGTGCGCCAAACGTCACAAATGGGGTGCAAGCCACCGCTGTTTGCTCAATTTCTAACGCATCTGGCACAATTATAAGCATTGGCCTTGATGCCATAGGATCTAGTTATACCTCTGTCCCGACAGTGACCGTTGCCCCTCCTAGCAGCTCTTTTGGCGTTCAAGCACAGGCTTCTGCGTCCATTCAGGGCGGTAATGTCGTTGTAATCAGCGTTACTAACCCAGGTTCGGGTTACACCAATGTGCCCGCTGTGACAATTACAGGCGGTGGAGGCAACAGTGCAAACGCAATTGCCAAGCTCGGTTCTGGTTTGGTGTCTGCTATTGCAATTACCGAGGCTGGTTCTGGCTATACAGCCACACCTACAGTTACAATCAGCGCACCTACGGGTGCAAATGGCGTCAATGCGACGGCTGTTGCTGGTTTCTTGACGTTCAAAACCGGTGCTGTAGGCGTGTTGATCACTGCTGGCGGCACAGGCTATACGTCTGCTCCAAATGTGACCATCACTGGGGCCGGTACAAACGCAAATGCCGTTGCAATCGTAAATGGCGGTGTTGTCACTCAAGTTGTCGTGACTAATCCAGGCAACAACTACATTGCCAACACAACAGTGTCCTTTAGCGGCGGTGGCGGGTCTGGTGCGACGGCAAAAGCAATTACAACCGTTGATCAGAACGTAGACATTGCTTCGTTTCAGGGGCGTGTGTGGATTGCTCAGGGCCGCACGGTGTTCTACTCGGCTGCTGGATCTTACAACGACTACATCACGGTTTCTGCTGGCAACATCAACCTCCAAGATGACACGCTGCACAGCAAGATCAATGCCTTGGTTTCGGCTAACAACTTCCTGTATGTGTTTGGTGAAAACAGCATCAACGTGTTCTCTGATGTGCGCGTTGGCACGGCTGGTAATACACTGTTTACCAACACAAACGTGTCGGCATCTATCGGATCTCGACGCATTGACGCAATCTTTCCGTATTTCAGGTCTCTGCTGTTTGCCACAGATTACGGAATTTACGCACTGGTCGGGGCTACAACCAGCAAACTGTCAGACGCTTTGGATGGCATCTTTCCTAACATCAACTTTGACTATCCCATAACGGGTGGTCAGGTGTTGCTGAACAACATTTTATGCGCTGCGTTCAATTTTTATTACGATGATCCTGTGACAAGCACGACGCGTCCTATTCAAGCAGTGTTTTTTGACAAAAAATGGTTTATAACCAGTCAAGGGACCGTTGCACGTATGACATCAGTTGCTCAGGCCGGTGGTGTGTTTCTTTACAGCACCAATGGTACGAATCTTCAGAAATTGTATAACGACAGCACGGTTGCAATCAGTTCAGAGCTTCAATCGGCTCTCTGGCCTATGAACGACACTATTCGTGACAAGCAAGCTCTTAAATGGGGTTTAGAAGCCATTTTAGGGGTCACTGGCAGCACTGTTACAGTTACTGTAGACAATGAAACAGGTCTTGGTAATGCAAGCACTTATTTAGCCACTAATTTTATTAGCTGGCAAAACATTTACAAAACTACAATTGGTTGGAAAAACAACAGCAATGTTGCAATTGGTTGGGTTAACAATATAACTGGTTATTATCTCTACAAATATGACGCGCAGCAGTATGGAAAATATCTTGGACTTACGCTACAATCACAAAGTCCAGCATTAATCTATAGCACTCTTGAAATGGAATACGAATTAAGGGCGAGGTTCTAATGACAGTTCCGTACACATTTGGCACTGCAACATCAAGCATTCCGTTGACCCAACTGGATAGTAATTTTGCTACGGCAATCACGCTTGGTAGCACCAATGTCTATCTTGGGAACACAACAACGACATTGGTCGGTTTTGCCAATCTTAGTTCAACATTGATTACATCTCCAACCCACAACAGCGGCACTACCTTGTCCTTGCAAACGGGCGGGACAACTGGGTTGTATATCGACGCATCGCAGAACGTGGGGATTGGGACAAGTTCGCCGCGTTCCAGTGCAGGGTTTAAAACGCTTGCGATAGACGCTTCGACAACCCCTATATTAGATTTGTTTGTAGCGGGAACACGCACTGCCACATTTTCGGCAACAAGCGCATCGGTTAATTTAACGGCAGTTACAGCAGTTCCTTTGATTTTTAACACCAATAACACCGAAGTGGCCCGTATCGACTCCAGCGGCAATGTAGGGATTGGGACATCTTCGCCAGCGGTCAAACTTCAAATTGGATCATCAAGCACTTCTACGCAATCCGAAAATATAGATATGTGGGGTACGCTAGCCGGATCAAACGGGGATATTGGTCGGCTTCGCTTTTATAATGTAAACGCCTTTGGAAATAAGATTGTAGCCCAAGTTTCTGGAGCGCGGGATGGCAATAACTACGGTGGCGCGCTTCTGTTTTCGACAGGTACACAAGCTGACACTACATTAACCGAACGTGTGCGTATCGACTCCAGCGGCAACGTGGGGATTGGGACGAGTGCGGCTAGTGCCAGCGCAATTCTTGATGCGCAATCAACAACAAAAGGTGTTCGCTTCCCAAATATGACAACAACCCAGAAAAATGCCATATCGTCTCCGGCAGCTGGGCTTGTTGTTTTCGATACCACGCTTGCCAAATTGTGTGTTTATACTGGCGCAGCTTGGCAAACCGTAACGTCTATATAAAGGAGTAGAATAATGACCCTTGACCTTACCATCAATGAAATTAATGTTATTCTTCAAGCCTTGGGTAATGCGCCATACGTTTCGGTCGTAGAAGTGATTGAGAAAATACGCGCACAGGCTCAGGCGCAAACGCAGCCTGCACCTATTCCTAAGGAAACACACTAATGGCTATCACCTACACTTGGTCATTTCCAACCTTAACGGCGTACCCTATTTATGAAAGCCAAACCGATGTTGTTTATACGGTGCATTGGGTTTTAACTGGCACTGATGGCACCTACATTGGTTCTGTTTACGGCACGGTTGGCTTAACTTACGTCGCTGGTTCGCCTTACACGCCATATGCCGATTTGACTGAGGCTCAAGTGCAAGGTTGGACAACAACTGCTCTTGGCGCAGAACAAGTTGCTGCTTTGGAAGCCAATATCGACGCACAGATTCAGCAACAGATCACACCTACAAGCGTTAACCTCCCACCACCTTGGAGTGCATAATGGGAATTATGGCATTTACCCGAACGGGGAATACTGTTGCTTTTACGGCTAACGTAGCAGCTCCTACTCCCGTTCAGTGTATTTCTTCAACTCTTGGTGGCAATCAATATCGCATCCTTAATGCGGGTACAGTGGTTGTTTTTCTTGGTTATAGTTCTTCATCTTCTGACGCTACTAATAACGCAACGATTGTAACTACAACAGGATTGGCCTTACCGTTATTGCCAGGCACGGATGAAATTTTATCGTTTGTACCAAATGCTTATTTTACTGCAATCACGGTATCTGGCACTGCACAAATTTACATTACACCAGGAGATGGTGCATAATGTTAAAAACAGTCAGCAGCATTTCCAACGTTATAGGTGCTTTAAATTACAAAGGCACTTGGAATGCTAGTTCTAATGTACCTGTTCTTACTTCTGGTGTTGGAACTAAAGGCGACTATTATGTTGTTAGCACGGCTGGCAGCACAAATCTTGACGGAACAACGCTTTGGGGTGTTGGAGATTGGGCTGTTTTTAATGGAAGCATATGGCAAAAAGTTGATGGTGGTGATACATCTGCTGTGACAAGTCTTACTGTGACTGGGTTAACTGGTTACATGTATGCCAACAACACGTCTCCAGTTACCTCTTCACTTACTATTCCAGTGAGTAATGTTGCGGGTGCAGTGCCTAACACCGTATATGTAATTGCTGGTACTGCTTTATCCGGTGGCGGACAATTAACAGGTAACGTGACTTTTAATCTCGCCAATACCGCTGTCACCGCAAACACATACGGAAATGCAAGCACCGTTGGAACTTTTACGGTTGACGCGCAGGGTCGTCTTACATCAGCGGCAAACTCGTCAATAAGCATCGCTCCGTCGCAAATAAACGCCACCATCCCTAATTCTGGTCTGACTAACAGCACGGCGACCCTTGGTAATGCAACAATCACACTGGGCGGCACGACTTCAACTGTCGGTAATTTGACGCTCAATAATGTGACGATCAACAGCGGAACGGTGGCTATTAACGTAGCTAACGTAACGACTACCACGGCTGCGTCGGCAACTTTTGCTACCTCGTCTTTGCCTCTGGTTCCGGCTGGCTACCTGACAATTAATCTTAACGGTACGGCGGTCAAAATCCCTTACTACGCGGTGTAATATGGATCAGAATCTTATTAGTCTTGGCGTAACTGGGGCAAGCGTAGTGGCTTTTTGGTTTCTTAAAATGTTGTGGGAATCAAACGCACGTTTAGAGCGCGAGTTGCATCAAGAGTACGTCAGACGCCATGATTTTCGTGCTGATATAGATGAGATTAAAGACATTCTGAAGCAGATCTTTGACAAGCTAGATCGTAAGGCTGACAAATGAGAAAAGATTGTCATAAAGCTACGTATCATTCGTGGAGATGCATGAGAAACAGATGCAATCATGCAAATAATGTATCTTATAAATATTACGGTGCTGTTGGCATATCTTATGACCCAAAATGGGATTCATACGACAATTTTCTTGCCGATATGGGTGAAAGACCAGAAGGTTGCACATTAGATAGAATTGATAATAATCAAAACTATCAAAAAGATAATTGCAAATGGTCAAGCCATCCAGAGCAAATGAGAAATAGAAAGTGGTGTTTAAAAGTGACTCATGACGGAGTTACAAAAACATCTGCTGAATGGTCTAGAGAATTGGGCCTCACCAAAGGGGCCGTGTGGAATAGAATTAAATTGTATGGTTGGAGTTTGGAAAAAGCTGTAACAACTCCAAAGGCGGCATGACATGAATATGGACACGCTTTCAATTGTCGAGTTTGGCGACACGGAGGGTCTAGATGCTTTCTTGTTTGAGAACTCTACACAGCATCAATTGTTCCGTGATACGTTCTTCGATCAGGGTCTGGTTGCCCCTGCCTATCCTTTGTATGCCGCAGATCCAAACAACCTAGATGATTGGCTACTAGCGCATCAGGTCGAACATCAGTATTATGCAGCTCAACTTGGATTGTCTAATCCATTCAATATGTTGGATGCTGACTTCCAAAAAGAAGATGATTTCTACGAGTGGTTGGCACAGCATGTGTTTGCTCACCAACAGATCGTCAACGCATTGGGGTTAACGTAATGGTCGCTCCTGCTGGTCCTGGAATTGGTAAAACCAAAGACGCTCAGGTCATGGGTGCTCTTAAAGGTAAGGCTGAGGTTCCTCCTGGCAAGCAAGGGGGCATGGACGGTCAGAAGTGGATGAACTCTGCCCAGATTATTACAAAGTTCTTCACTCAATCTCTTGGCACAGAAGAAAAAGCCAGGCAGATGTTGAATTTTATTGGTGCTAAGGTTCAGCGCAAAGAAGTGAAGCTCGTTCAGTTGGGAAACACTGTCTTTGTCATTTACCCAAGACCCGACAAGAGTGCTGAGTTCTACAACATAAGCGTTGAGCCTAAAAACTTGGCAAAGCGCATAGAAGCCCTTTCCAACACGTTGAAGCAAATGGGCTTCATTAAAATGTACACATTATCAATCACACCTGAATCAACTAAGATAGCGGAAGCGACAGGTTTGCCATTTAAGCGCGTGCAATCGCAGATGATGTCTGGCAAACAAATGGTTCCTGCGTTCCGTTATGAGGTGGCATTGTGATCACTTATCAAGAAGAGCCGTTTGAAGAGTTGTGGCCTGATCTCCAAGAGCATTTGACATCTCATTGGGAAGAAGCAGGTAGCATGAAAGAGTTCAAGCTCAACATTGACTAT